CAGATCCAACTTGAACATTAGAGAAATCTTCAAGACCACTTAAACCTAATCCATCCCGATTATTATTCAAGTAAACAGCCAATATTGCTTGCGCTCTTTTTACCTGATCTGGAATTTCTGTATCTGTAAAATAATCTGTTGATATACGAAAAGGGAAACCAACTGCATAAGTATTTACATAAGTATCAGGTTTTCTTACTCCTGTTCGCGGCCATTGCAAAGCCTGTGTATCTGTTGCCCTTGCTCCAAGAAATCTTTCGCGATCTATACGAACTGTAGCTGTGTATAACGCGCGGTTTTTATTATCTGTTGTCGAACCATCCCAAGCCGCAACGTCATCATCAAGAACTAACCCTTCAATTATTGCGTTAGCGTCATCGAGAGTTAAATAACTATTTGCGGTTGCGCTGCCTGCTGTTGCGACTATTGTTATCGCCATTTTCGACCTTAATTTTAGATTTACGTTTTTTTGTTTTAGTAGGAATAGAAGCCGCCTTTTCAACGGCTTCTTTTTCCCTTATTCGCTTGAAAGCAAATAAACCCATTTATCCCTTAATAATTGCGTATTTAAGAACAATGGCTTCACTTAATGAACCGCCAGAAACGTTAGTAACTGTGATTGCAAAAGAACCCGCTGCAACTGTATTTGCTTGCGCTAAATAAGAGCCTGCTGTTCCTCCGCTTTGGTGATTAACAATAATACTGTCGTTTGCTGTACAAGTTGAGTTTGTAACAGCAAAAGAAACTTCAGCCGCAGCCGCAAGAGCCGCGTCATTCATTGTTATAAGACCTGAAGGCTTATTAAGGGTAACTCCTGTACCTTTGTTTGTTGCCTGTGTTACTGAACCTGTGTCATCGTCAGAATAACCAAGTGCAGAACCCGCAACAGCTTCAAATTGTGATGGCATGATAAATTCTCCTTAATCTTGGTTACTTACGTTGGTAATTCTTACAATTCCTACGTTTTTTGTCTCAAAAACTTTCGACCAGTTTCCTACAGTTTCGAGTTGTGCTCTTGTTGGGTTTGTAGTTGTTACAGCCCACTTAGAACCGACAGGATGATATGTGTAATGAAGATCAATACTCATAGCATCAGATTTTGCAAGAATGTCTCTGTCAGTTTCAGTTTGAATCCCTGCCTGTTCGCCCGATGCTAAAGCTCCGGCTGAAAATGCAAACGTACTGTATTCCGTAGAAGCTCCTGACCCTGTGGTTGGAACGTCATCAGAAACAATGACTCTCAATCCCATAAACGTAGGAACTGAAGGGCTACCAAACGCATTTGCTGTTGTACCAGAAGTTGCGGCTGTATCAGCATCACCATTGTTGTCATAAATACGATCAATCGCATTTCTTTCAACTAAGTCATAAAAGACATTTGAGTGCATTGCTAAAGCTGTAAGCTTTTCGCCCTGATCTCCAAGAATTGCTCTTGCTCTTGCAATATGACGAGGTGATAAAGGTGTTGGGCTGTCGCCTGATTCTGAATCAATAGTCAAGCCAAAGAAAGCTGAGTTGCTGTCGTTTGCATTGATAGAACCAAATACACCTGAAAGACAAGAGAATAAATCTTTCTGTCTTTGGTTTGCAATGTAAGCGCCGATCTTTTGACCGATTGCAGCCATAGGATCAGAACCCGCCGCAAGTGCCGCAAGATCTCTTGCTTCAAATGCGCGACCCCTGTGTAAAATTACCCCAATTTGTTGATCGGTGGAAATTTTGCCGGGTGTTAATGATGAAGAATCGGAAAGAACTTCAAAGTCTCCTGAAAGATTCGCTGAGTAAAATGGGATTTTCACGAAATCTCCACCCTCAGTAGCGTTTAGCTCCGCCAAAGGTTGAACCACACCGCTAGCCAAAAAAGCATCACGTTGAGTTGTTTGTTCGATAATGTATGGCGTAAAAATTTCAGGAATTA